TTAGATGCTTTCAGGACTACAATTTCTGCCTTGAGTTCTTCAATTTCTCTTTTTAGAGCAGAGATGCTATCTCTATGCGCTTTTCTATATTGTTGCGCTGCTAGATTGTCTAGAAAATCACTAGTCACGTTGCCTCCAGTCATCAGGTTTATCTTGTCGGAACCAATCGATTATTTCGTCAGCACCGTCAAATCTTGTCTTATGGTTGGATGGATCAGGATCACCTAAACCCATCCTATTCATAAAATCATCTACACTGCCCTCCTCAATCCCCTTGGATTGGCGTCGTGCTTGTTTCAACCAATCACGAGCAGTAGTGTGTGCTTTTGCAAGTTTCTCCGCCCAAATCATATCGGACAGTTCAACTACATCATTATTTGCAATTTTTTTGCAAATGCCTTCTAAGCGCAATCTATATTGAGTAGATAGCATATATTCTCCACCAACAATGATATTTAGAATGAAAAAGGGGATCCGAAGATCCCCTGTCATTATATCACAGTAACCAGATTATGCAAATCAGAAGGAATACTTGATTCCTGCCTTAGTACCATAACCACGGTCAACAGAAGAGTCGCCAGAACCAACGAAGGAGACTTCACCATATACACCGACAGCATCAGTAACAGCAACACCGATACCTGCCTTACCAGAAGGAACAGTATCAGTTTCACCACCGTCAGGACTGACGAAGCTAGCACCACCCTGAACATACCAGGAAGACGATTCACCCAGAGTGCCCTCGTAGCCTACGTGAGCGTCAGTCGTCGTCCCAGTGTAGTTAGATCCAGTCCAACCCGAGTTTGCCTCTACGTTAACGTAGGGACCTGCAAAGGCAGCAGGGGCAGCCAATGCAGAAGCAGCTGCGACAGCAGCAAAAGCAGTTTTGATCATTTGTTTTTTTCCTCTATAGAGTTTACGTCGCGATTAGGTCTGTCCCAATCGCATGAAGATAATTTATCAGGGTTACGAGCAAAAAGCAAGCCCCCTTGTGCCAGTTTGCCCCCATTCACATTTTGTATTACTTATGACTATAATAAGTTTTACTTATCGTTTAACCATTTTTGGCAGATAAATCAACATAAATGCTAATGTCCAAAAGGAAATGAAGACATATAGGTGACTAGCTCTGTGTGGGGAGAAAGTAAACCCCAGAGCGATAATGATAACCCACAAATAGTCTACCGTACCATGGAAGGTTTGCCAACCATCTCCATATTTCTCTATAAGGTTATCTCTTTGTTTTGAGAACCACGGTGATACGTGTCTCATCATGACGAATCCTTCATTGATAAACATAATGAAGAATCCAATCCAAAAAATCATAGTTTTTAATTAAGGTAAATTATAGCACCAGTCAAAGTGATATTACCAGGACTGGTTACTACCATGGATGCTGGTTGCATGGTTAATGCCGCTGTCGTAACATTTGCAGCAGCAGTTGTTAATTGCGCTGCTCCAAATGTTCCTGTGAATGTGCTACCAGCAAGAGTCATTGGTCCTGTTGCAGTAATTGTTCCCAGTCCTGCAGATACAACTCTATATCCCAATGCTGTGGTTTTGAGAGAGTATGATGCTGTTCTATCTTTAATCAAAGGAACAGATAATGGCAATCCTGCTATGACAGTTTGAACACAACCACCCACATACTGCTTTACATCACCTAAGACTTTATGATTAATATGTCCTGGAGAAACAATGCTGACATTAGATCTAGGATCAAAGGCAGTTGTAGTATCTTCTTTAACTCCAAAAGTTTGTCTTTGTCCAAAGATAATCTCTTTATCATTATTGGTAACTTTCTCAACATTACTAGCATTCATGGTGATAGTTCCACCACCGATGTTACCTGCTTGAATGAATACTTGGGTTCCAGCAATTAGATGCAACTCTTCGGTTGCATGAATCATAATCTTTTTTGCTTTGATTGTTCTCTGACTTCCTTTTGCATCTTCAGTAACATCTCCATAGCACATAATGTTTAGTGCTTCTCCCTCGTCTGCCTCTCCAGTAGAAAACTCAAATGCTGCTCTTTCTTCAGATCTGACCTTCATTCCATATGAAGTAACAGACAACTCTCCTGATGCTGGACCCCTTTCTTTTGATTTTTTACCAGTAACTAAATTAATTTTTCCATCACTACTAAAAGACATGAAAGAATCTGATGGACCACAGATACTCAACTTTCCAGTAAGTTTATCTGGATAAAGTGTTTCGTATATTTCAGATCTTGTTAGGTGACACTTATGTACAACCCTACGCTGAGGATTCTTCTTCAGAGTCTGCGACTCGTCAGGAGTAGTGGACTTAGCAATATTAGTTGGATAATTATTAGCAGCTTGTGTCATTATGGGCAATCAATATATTGACCAGTGCCAATCTTAGTAGCACCAATAGTGGATAGTTGTTCAGTATCTAGACATGCTAGTGATGCTAGTAATTTAGCACCAAATCCGCCGCCACCAATTATAGAAATTTCTGGAAGTTCTTGGAAAATTCTTTGCCTGTCAAGAATTCTTGCTCCAACAACAAATCCATCATCATTAATAATTGCTTCTGCAACTCCTAGTTTTCCATCCACATACATTTGTGGTGTCTCTTTGTATCCTCTTCCAGGTCTGAGAATAGTAAAGGAGTCAATGATACAACGAACTCCTTTATCTTCCGCTAAGTTTAACTTATAACCATATCCAGGTGCTTGAACACGAATTTCTGTCAAGAATCCCTTCTCATCTAATAGGGCAGATGCTACTGCACCAACTCCCTCACCACCAACAAAGACGTATGGTGGTTCTGCCCAAGGATCACCAGGAGTGTCGATAGGGATATCAATGATTCCCCCATTTTCATCAGTAATAATCTTTTCAGGATCTACAAATGGAGGTCTAAAAATATCATCAGATGGATCTGGAATCTCTTCACTTTGATCATCATCTGCAAGATCACTTTCAGAGGTAATCAATACATCAGCAAATACACCTTTACCATTCAAAGTAAATCTAAGAACTTCCTCTTCTTCTACCACACCATCTTCTTCAATACCAATGGTAACTTTTGCTTTAGCATCATTTATTCTCACACTTCCAGTAAGAGAACCATTTACGATATCTCCTGATGTGATTCCATCACCTGTCAAAGTGTAATATACAACTGTTCCATTAACAACATTGAAAGTTTCGATTGTATATACAATAAACTCTCCCTCTGGACAAACTGTTCTATTAGGAGTAACTGTGTACCTAGGTGGTTCACCAGGATCTGGAGTTGTATCTTCTCCTTCTTCTGGTTCTGGAAGAACATCAGTAGTTTCTGGAGGGAATACATCATCCAATCCTGTTACTGGATTAGTGTCTCCAGGAGTATAAGGATCATCGATATTTACAGGATCTTCCTCAAAGATAGTTCCCTGAGCAATGTTTTTGATGAAATTAGATCCAATGTCAGTGCCATCTACAGGTGAATTGATTTCCAACTTCACATAAAAACTTTCTGCAACTTCTTGTGGTTGATTGAAGAGAGTTCTAACCGCAATAAATTTTTGTTTCTCAGTAGGAGCAAATCCTAAAATACCACTAACAGGGATATAGTCTACATCTGGAGTTGCTGTTCCCTTTTTAAGAGTTCTAAATCTCAAAGAAGATGCTTCATCTAGATATCCACTTCTAGTAACTCTGAATAATGCTTCTCGTCCTTCCTCAACCTCTACATCATCAATAGTATAGAAAATTTTCTTTTTATTCTCTTCAGAAGAAAGATCTGGATTTTTTGTTGGGGAAGGAACTCCGCCAGTAAATCCAACGTTAGTCGCTACTAATGGTGTTCCAGTGTAAGCATCTTCACAAGTGTATTGAGTGTAATCTGCTCCTGTTGCAGGGAAGAGGTTATCAATACTATCTAAAAGATTGTCTAAGAAGTCTTTATCATCTCCCTTCTCTTTCTTTTCACCATCTGTACAGATTTTTTTATAAACCTTACATGTTTTGTCTGGACCAGAACAAGAAATACCTAGGAGATTTAATACAAAATTGACTGCTTGACCTAGTAAGTTTAGAGGACCAGCAATTGCACCTAGAATATCTTGAATAGGACCTAAAATACTACCTAGAATATCTTCCATCAAAGAATTAATCTTAGATAGAATTCCATTTACTAGTGTATCAACTTGACATGCTGCAGCACGATAAATGTCCTGAACGTATCCCATCAAAACATTAGTCAACCACTTCTCTAATCTTTCTCCAAGATCTGCCATCTTACAACCTAGATCTTTAAGCAGATTATTAAACCACTCTGTTACTGGTGTTAGTGCATTTCCACTTTCATCTGGTTTTAAAATTGCATTGATAAGATCTTTGACAGCGTTAGTCATTTTCTCAATGACAAATCCTTTCACTCGTGCAATAAACTCACGAATGACTCTCATCATTTTATTGACAGATCTTCTAGCATCACCAATAACATTACTGATTTCTCCATTTGCTAGATTAACAGCATATGTTCCAATGTTTCCATTATTATCTTGGACCAGTTTCAAAAAATCTCCAAGAATACTAGTTACTTGAGTCTTAAGATCTTGGTCATCGCATTTTTCTGCTAGTGTTTGACACCACTTTTCTCTTTTATCATTAGAATCCCATCTAGTTGGAATGGGAACTTTTTCTTCACCATTAGCATTTAAATCGCCGTCTGGCAGTCCACCAGTTGAAGTGTTCGCTTCAGTAGTATTAGGATCACCATCAGTACTAGGATTAACATCATCTGGAATCTCTGTTCCAAACGGTATTACTTGAAGTCTTTGTGGTCCAGACAAGTTTGCCACCAGGGTAGCGCCAGGAACTTGTCCAATAGATAAAGTAATAATTGGAATTTGCTTGTTTCCATCAAGGTAAATTCCAATTACCCAACATCCCTTTTCAAGTTGGGGATGTGCTCCTCCAGTATTACCTGGCATATATGGAGCATTAACAGGCATCGCAGTTGATACCCATGGCAGATCCGATGTAGGTACAGCATCAAAATCAGCAGGATTATCGCCAATAATACGAACTTTGTAGCGATATCCTCCTTTATTATTGGGATCTTCTTGTGCTTTTCCCTCAATTATACCTATCCACCCAGATTGATCCGCACCAATTTTATTGGCAGGAAGGAATCTGGATATGGAATCATCGAGTCTTGCCATTCTCAATCCTCATAAACTAGGCACTCAGGTTCTGATGGGTTTTGATCGCAATATAGTTCTAGGTAAGTTGGATCGTGATGATCTCCTGCTTCGATTTCTTTTTTATGGTGCTCGACATACTCTTCCAAATCATGCAATTCACCTTCAATATGACGGCGCATTTGTGGATTAGTAGTTGGATCTTGAAGGATCTCTTTGTCCTTCTTGATATGCTCTTCGATATTGTCCATAGGTAATTACCTCCTGTAGTTATTTATTGCCATGTGATGACACTTGATCTTGCATTCCGAAAGAATCTCGCATCAGTCGTATTGTAGTCAAAAATCGACCATTTCGGTCTAATGTTGTGTCATATGTGTGGGTAACCTCACTAACGAGATACAGTCCACTTGATTCCTTGTCCCAAGGATCTGTGAAAGATACAGAACTAGGAAGTTTGCTTATCAATTTAATATCTACTTTATCTCCAGCACAAATCATAGGATTTCCAGCAATCACAATAGTACACTGCTGTGTTTTTAATGAATTATATCTACTCAACGCATAAGACACAATTTGTGCATGATTATCGGCATATTGTGTTGGTTCATCCGATCCATCTGTAGGTTCTGGAGAAGCGATTGAAAGTTTGTTATGCCATCTCTCATGGTCAATAACAAATGACATATACTTTCCTTCGTTTGTTGTAATATTTTCACTAACTCCAGGAATTTCGTCAAGACTTTCCTGACCACCTAAATGTGCCTGATTTGCATATTGATCATAATAATTATACTTATGTTCTTTATACTCACCAGTAGATAAATTAAAAGTTGCAGTGTTTGAATTATATCTACCAGTTCTCAATGCAGTAAAA